AAATCAGCAAGAGCTACTTGAGCCTCATGTGCAACAGTGCGGTTGCGGGAAGCCATAGCTTTCACAAGCTCGACTTGTTCTGGGGTACGTTTTAAAGTGATTTTCATAATAATAAAATTCTTTCTATTTATCGGTTACAATCAAAAGATACAACGATGTAATCTCCAACGAATTGGTCTGTAGTAGGCCCAACGCTAGAACGGCTTCCTGTTCCAAGAACATGTCCAAAAGCTTTAGCAGCACCGCGAGCAGCACCAGTGACTTTTCCAGCAGTGTTATTAGAAGCGATGATAGCAGTTCCTGGAGCGTAGCTAGCAGCAGTTCCATCAAAAGCAGAAGTTGCTAGTGTGAAAATTCCTTTAGTAGCAACTGGAACAGCTTGTCCTGGAAGCAGTGCTTGCAGTTCTTCTTGTTTCTGTGGATTGTAGAGCAGCTTCTCGCCGTTCTCATCATTTTTTGCAGTTTGATACAATGTCAAACCCAAGGGGATATCCCCAGAGGTAGAACCTGTAATCTTGAGATTAACTTCAGGATACATATCTGTAGTACCAACGAAAGGATAATCGGTTTTACCCAAGTAGCTGTTCGTCTGGTAGGTTACAGGATCGTTATCAAAGTTACCGTCTGATACCTTCACGAAAACGCCAGCATCGCCAGCGCCTGTGTCAGTAGTACTTGTGAGAACATCACTGCCAATGACAGCGTACATGTTCACAACATCGTGGTCAGAGTATTGTCTGAATGGTAGAATTCGTAATGCCATAATCTATTTTTTGTTTGTTTTCTAAGAAATTTGAATATTCTCGCGAGAGAAAGCTGATGCGAACTTATCGCGCAGTGAAGGCTCTTGGGAAGCTACAGCTTCATTAGCGTTGGATACTTCTGCATCCACAACTTCAGCAGCGTCGAGAGCGTCTTCGATTTTAACCTCTTCAGTTGAAGCGGTTGAAAGTTTTTTAGCGACTTCTTCATCAATACGAGCTTGAATTTGAGAGTTGAACTCTTCTTGGACCTCTTTATTTTTGGTTTTCCAAAGAATATCGAGTTTGGAAGCGAATGCCTCATAAGAAGCTTCATCTCCAAGACCCTTAAGCTCAGAAGCGAGGAATTCACGATCTTGGTCATCAAGTTCGAATTTCTCATCAATCTGATCCATACGAGTATTGAACGAAGCAACAGCTTCTTCAGCTTTCTTTTCATTCTCAAAGGAAACGATACGCTCACTGGCTTCACCAAATTTAGCTTCCAGTTCTGCAACCGAAGCTTTGAGGTCTTCATATTCTTTGATTTTTTCTTCCTTCTCCAATTTCTCTGCTTCAAGATCCTTACGGTATTGTTCGTCCCGTTGACGGATTGCATCAGCAAAGGTATCGGTCATAGAAGCTACCGCTTCTTTGGAGAATTTTTTCTCACCAAGAAGATCCTTTAGTTCGTTTAGAGTTTTTTCAAGTTCCATATTAATAATGTTCTTTTCGTTGTTTACATTTAAATTGCTGTTTTGTGAAATTTTATCCCTTTTATCAGATATAAAAACTTTTTTAGTTTCCTTGGGAGAAGAGTATAATCCCTTAACATCTGCGGCTGGATTCAAGGTATAAGCTATGCCTAGTGGATAAATGTCACCCTTGATAAGTCTATTGATAGTCTCGCCCTTATCAGTTTTTCCGTTCCCTCCATAGCTCCTCAAAAACCCCTGCATTTCTGCTATTTCTTCAGGATCAGAAACTATCCTAGCTTTGCTCAATTCATCACTTCCAATAGCTAAAACATAATCATTAAATCCGACTTCCCAGCTCGCTGAGACTTTTTGGAATTGTTTGCTATTCTCGTCTAGTGATTTCTCTACTAAGTTAGTGAAACTAGAGTTTATAGTCTTATATAAAACAGCTCCCAAAGCTATATTGAAAGGCTCTTTCATAGAAGCCGCAGTTTCTTCTTCTATAAGTTCGCTAGATTTGTAGTCACTGTAACCAGCTGAAACGATGTGTCCTACAACTTTTTGTTTATCATGTTCAATATTAGTTGGCTTATGAATAAACTTATTGGTGTATTTGACAGCGGTTTCCGCATCCATACCATCACCATTCTTATTGAATTGATTTATGACGGCAGCATTAAAAGCTACACCCATAAGATCTACATTCTCATTGTAGTCTATTTCTTTTGGTATAAGAGGTTCTAAGTTTTTTAGAGAAGCTTCTGATATCAACGAAGCTTTGTTTATCTCACAAGATAACAGCGGAGCTTCAAAAGTCGCGGTATATTTGTAATCCATATTTACTCAGAGTCTTTTTTGTTAGCTATGTCAGTTAAGAGGTTAGCGTAGCTTTTTTTAGATTTATCCTCTTTACTCTCTGACTTTTTACCTTTTTTACGTAGAAGTTTGAAATCCTCCTTAGTTACCTTACCATCTTTATTTTTATCTAAAGCCGCTTTTTGTTTTGGAGACACGGCGGCTTCAGTCTCTTTTACCATCTCTTTATGCTTCTTCATAAACGATGCGTGATCGGGACCAGCCATATAAACAACTTTTCCATCTTTCCCTTTATGCGAGTGAACGCCAGTAAGCCCCATTTTCTTAGCATCAGCCAAAGCCTTGTCCTTAGAATCAAAATAGTGTTTATCGACATCTGGAGAACCATAACTAGAATATTTCTTTTTTTTAGATTGACTTTCTTTGTCTTTATCTCCGCAATGCATTGCTTCAGAGATATCAACTTCGATACCGTTTTCTGTATACTCAAAATTATTTTTCATGGCTATGATATAGAATTGCTGCTGGATAAGTCTCTAATGAATGTTCAGATGATATATCTAAAACCTCCCGTAAAGTATCTAAATCCTCTATTTTATTAAAATCTTTTACACATGATTCAAGGGTTTCGTCCCAAGATTCTTTATTCTGTGAACAAACTATAGATTCGCAGAGGTTAGAGAGCATCTCTTCTTGAGCTTGACTAAGCTCTTCGACTTTTAAATGAGAAGACATTTTTGCCTTAGAGTCATGTATAAAACTGTCTATAGAATAGATTGTATCTTGAATATTAGCCCTAGAGTAAGTAGCGTTAGCTAGAGGAATACCAGTGGTCCCCTCTGGCCTACCGCTTTCTTTTCTTGGGCCTGATGAACTGCCTGAAGGGTCGAATACAGGAACTCCACCGACTAGAGGGTTAAAGTGACCCTTTTCACGCTCTTCAAGGAATTCTTTTTGAGCTGGCTCTAATTTATCGGGGTCTGGGAACTTTCCATTGTGGAACATTTCCATCCCTTGTTTAGGAGTAATAATGCCCAGCTCCATAAGCCGAGTAGAAGCCCTCATTAGTTGCACTTCGTCCCTCATATCGATATCTTTCATTTTAGCTTCAGGCCAAGAGCGGAAACCTAAATCTTTAGCGATCCTTTTTATCTCTTTGTTTAAGAAATCATTTAAAAATCCATGACGCGACTCCTGTAGCCTATCAATAAATATTTGAGCTTTTACTTGGGTAGCATTGAACTTCTCTTCTCCAACTACAATATTTTGCAGACCTTGTTTAATATCCTCATTGAGAATCTGATACTTCTCAGGGCCGAGAACTAAGTTTAACTCAGGGATAATAAATTCAGCTTTTGTGGTATAGTCAGAAACTAAAACCCTACCTACACTTTCATTTTTGAATAGGTTTTGCATAGCAGCCATGTTGTTTGGGTTAACCCCTCCCTTTTCTGGATCTGCGCCCATAGTAATAAGCAGAATAACATTCTCTACTGTGCGAGTAATGGATTGATCCATTTTCTTCAATTCAAGCTTCGCATTGATATCATCGAGTACTGGGAACCCAAATGGTATGGCAAAAGGCTCATAATCTTGTTTCTTGTAGAAAGAGAAGGAAAGCCTCTGAGGGTCTAGGTCTATGCTGATGCCATTATTGTTAAAAGATCCTGTCCTAATAGATTGTTTGATTTCATCGTCTAAAGCGTTAAATATATCTATATCCTCTTCTGTTTGTGGGTTGGCTAGTCGAGCAAGCTCATATTCAGATAACACCTTCTGATATACTCCTCCATAAGTAAAAGTCGTCGCCCTCTTAGCTATGACATCATATGGATTAAGCAAAATATATTTCAAAGGGATTTTATTAGTAGAAGTCCCAATCGTCCCTACTTGATTAATAAGTCTAGCATAATCATCAGCTTTAAATTTTCCGTCTACACGGTAAAGGAAAACATTACCACTACGATAATACTCTCTAAAATATTGATCTTTCAGGGCTATAATGTTAACTTTTTTAAACCATTCGTAAAAGAACTCCCTGCTCTTTTTAGAGCCACCTTCTAAGTAGATATCAGTGTTGGTGAACTCTGACATAATATCTATTGCGTTTCGGAATACAGCTACGTTGCAATAAGCTTTTTGACAAAGTTCTATAGCATCTCTGCAGGTAACTCCTTCAGAAGAGTATTCGTAAGGCAGTAGCCCTGAACGGATACTTGAATATCGATTGTGCAAATTAGTGTAAGCGGCACGATTAGTCCTAGAGCCTGAGAAGTCGCTAGTTGATGCCCCTTGTCGTCTAGCCTCAGATGTATTACTATAAGAAGCATCTGAAGTGTAAAACGGCTCGCCTAGTAATTCAGGGGAAGCCTCTTCTGTATTATCACTAGCTTGTGAAGGATGATCTGAAATATTGAATTTCTTCCAATACTCGGAGCGCTTAGTATATTTTCTTTTAGACATGAGATACAAATTATCTTACACCTCAAAGTTAACTTTCAACTTTTAAAAGTTAAGAAATAAACATTGGAGTGAAGGTGTTCTGTTGGTCTGATATGTCATCAGATTCCATATCGAAAACGACATTCATCATCCAGTTACCTAGAACTAAGGCGGAATAAGAATCTTTACGGGCTTTATCTGCACCAGTCTGCTTTCTTAGGTTAGGGGGTAGGTCGAAGCTCTGCGTCCCTTGTGCAGAAGTCGTAATTTGAACCATAGCGCACTGAACTTTTATTAAATCCATCATATCCCTTTGATGTTCTACAAAGTCGATCATCCTAGCACCTTTTGGTCCTTTTTCATTTGTATCGTTTCTTATAAATTTTAATTGATCGATTGGAACTCTAGACTTTCTTTGATTGTTGTAGTCATCATTCATTGCTGCACCAGCGAAGAATATACGTTTGTGGTCAAAAGCTGATTGTAGGGATTCATTAGCTAATCTAATCCAAGCAGATGTAGGCTTCCTCAAGAAAACAAACTTTTTATCTGATTTGTTATATTGATTCTTAAGCCTTCTTAAGTTCTTATTGTAATCTTTTGATTTGTCTAAATCAGCCTCTATTACTCCTACATTCAAATTCTTCCTTTTGAATATCTCACTTTCATTACAAGAGTTGATAAATTGTACTCCACCGTTGTAATCTCCTACCACAGCTGATATATTGAAGTGTGTAAGTACATAGGCCATATATTTTATATGAGTTTTAAGGCTAGCTCCTGATAAAGCATAGCTGTGGACTATTGTCCCTTTTCTCGTCTGCTTGTTTATTTTTATGAGCATCATCGCAAAATCATCAGAGCTTTCACTTTCAGACCACGATGGGTCAAAAGCTAAGATGTATTCATCTTTAGGGTTTCCCACTACTTCTACAGATTGACCTTCTCCATCTGGGACCGTGCAAGCCGCCATCTTACTAACCTTAAAGTATCCAGAACTGTCATCAGTGAAAATAGCTCCAAACTCTCGGTCAAACTGAGATTGGCTCATTGTTGATTTAGATTGGTTGATTAAGCTTTGATCATAAAGTTGTTCTGGCGCACAATCATAACTAAAATGCATTATCGTTCTATGCGCTCCATCTTGATTGTTCTCATTTAATATTAAAGCTTCGTATTTTTGATATATTTTATAAAGATATTCAAATTTATAAGAAGCAGAAGACAAACCAATAATTTTGTTGTTTGGCCACCGTTTTCTTTCTTCTTCCTTCATTTTCCCCTGCTCTATCATCTTAGTCTCTAGATCGTAGACTTCCTGTCTTTCAGTAGGATTCTCCACAACAGACAAGAAGGGGATAATAACCTCATTGTAAATCTTTTCGGGCATCAGCAATAATTCGTCAATAATCATCCGTTGGAAACGAAAACCCCTCAACTTTTCTCCGTCACCCAAAGGTAACGCTCTTATGCTGCTTCTCCCTATCTCCATAACCCATTCGTCATTCATCTTAGATGTGCGAGTTATACACTGAGAGAAGAATGCAGCTTTAGGGCTTTTTGCGATATCTTCTATCTTTTTAAAAATCATTTTAGACTGTCGAAAAGACTTCGAGATGATACCTATCTGAACACCTTGATTAAAAATAGCGTCTAAGAGCGCGAAAACGCCTGTAGAGAAGCTTTTGGACATTCCGCGACTCCAGATCCCCAAAAAGTAATCGGACTCCATCATGGACTTGATAGCCATATGCTGGAAAGGGAATAATTTTACCCCTGTAAGCAATTCACAAGCAAAAGAAGGATTCTCTCTAAAAAATTTATAAAGAAGTATCTTAGCTTCCGCTTCTTCTAAATACCCCTCTTTTTCTAGAATGAGTTTGTTTATATCCTTGTACTCTCTGTGGAGCTTCTGTTTTCCTGTTTCCCAAGCCATCTTTTTTAATTTCTTTGTCCCAAAAATATTGAAGGTCTACTTCCCAGAGCTTCTTTCCTAAAACAAGGATTTTGGGTATAAGCTCCTCGCTTTTCTCTCTAGAGCCACTAAACACAAATTGACAGCAATCAGTATACTCAGATTGTATAGAACGCATCTGATGATAAACATAATCTAGTTTAAACTTCTTGAAGCCTTTTTTATTGGTGGCCCACATATCATCGAAGGCTGTTTCTGTAACTATATAAAGATAACAACCAATAGATCTGCACCTTTCTAACTCTTTTATAAAACGCGAATAGCCATTTGTAATAGTAGAGCAAAAATCCTGGTAAGACTTCCTATCCACAAATGTATAGTCATATAGATCACCCCCTACGGCATAGTCGCCCACATCCAATTTCAATGAGTCAGAATTGATAAAAGATAATGGCTGTTGTTCCCTAGTGTCAATTAGTATAGGTGTATCACTATAATCTTTTTGAAAATCTTTTGGTAAAGACGCTGATAGCATGGGGAGCATATCGATATGCTGACAGGTTTCACGATAACTGCCGAACATCTGTTTGCAGATGTCGATGTCGGGCAGACCACCCGTTAGTAGGTAAGTGGACGGCGGACCTGCTTGAATGCCCTTGGCTCCCAGCTTTTCTTTTAAAGACTTTTTTATAAATTCTCTAACCTCTTCTCGCGGAGCCTGATCGCACCACTTTTTCATATTAGATATATTGATGAAGTCAGTAGCGAAATACTGATCGTAATTTTTAAATGGTATAAGCTCTTGAGTCAGCTTGTCTCGTCTGTTATAGTTCTTGACATAGTATTCCCCTAAGAACATATCGTGGGCTTTTACATGGGTGTGTAAACTCCTTCTGCTCTTGAACTCCCTATCGCACTCCTGACATTTAAATTGCATCTTCTTGACTTATTCCTAGAACTCTAGCTTTCCACTCCGCCATTCCTTCAAGCCTTTCAGCTTCTTCTTTGATTGATTCTTTTTGCATCTCAGCTATTCGGACCATCGTCTCTCTTTCTTCCTGCTCTTGGAATAATTGCACAATAGCGAGAAAAGATGCGTTTTCCTTATGCATTTTCTTCATGCGCTCTCCCCTGTCGCCTTGAAGCTTCTTTGTAAGGTTCTCGATGCGGGTTTCGCATTGATGATACTCACTGCTCTTTGTCTTGATGATTTCCGCTAAGCGGATAGACATTTCTTGCTGCTCGTCTGCCTCATCGAACATGCTGTTCAATTTATTAAGATGAGCGCTAATAACTTCTAAATTTATAACTTCTTTGCAGACGTTTAGATAAAGATTCAATTCGTCAGCGGTTAAGTCGGGTTTATCCCATGTTAGTCTAACAAATTCATGTTCGAACAACACCCTATCCTCTTCATTCAGAAAATTGTTGATAATTTTTAGAAATCTAGAGTTAGAAAGGTTTATCTTTAACCTATCTATACAAATTTGTTTCTGCCTATTGAGCTTCTGCTCGTTTAATACTAGCCCTGTGGCATCATTTATTTTTTTTATGATTCGCGAAGGAGATTTCGGAGAAATATAAGAATTTAAAGCTCCAGAATCTTGAGACGGTAAAATATCTGGGTTAACCTCTCTAATTTTTTCCAGAACTACACGTTGCTCAGAACTCAGAGGTTTCACGTTCCTAGACGGGAAAACTATCTTGGCTATCTCCAATGAAGACAATCCCTCTTCCGCCTGCTGCAAAATGAATTCTCCTTGCTCTTTTGTTAAATTTATAACTTCAGCAGGTATTCTACTTGTTGTTTTGAACTTTATAGAGTTCTCTACTAAAAACTTACGAACAGCGCGACCTTCTTTAGATCTGCCGTCTAAAGACTCATCGCCAAAGCATTTTTTGGTCAAATCAATAAGATCTGGCATATCTTGAGAATTAACTCTTAAAAACTCTTTTTGATCTTTATTCAGCTCCATCACTTATAATATCTTGCTCCTTTAGTATCTCTATAGCTACTTGTAGGAATTTCTTCTTAAGATTCTTCACTTGCCTATAACCAAGCTTTCTTTTTTGCGGGGAAATCTTATATCCCATAAATTTAGCAACATCTTCCTCGCTACTACTTTCAAAATACAACATCCGATAAGCTATGTAATGATTACCTTTTAGACGGGCTTCCATTTCGAAATTTAGCTTTTCAAGCGATGATGAGAAGTCGAAGTCTAAATATTGTTTATTGGTGACTTCTTTTACAAAGTCTTCAGTAGAAAGCGGGATTTTTAATTCTAGTCCTGCTTTTTTAGATTTTTCCCACTTTCGACAAATAGGACAGTTTGATGAGTCGTGAGATGGCTCTTGATGATTTGGACAAGGGTTAACATAATTCCCGTAGTGATTCCTTACTAGGTTTCTTATCTGATTTGATATGATCCTCCCTATCCACGGTTCAAGAGGCCGCTCTTGATCCCACATGTCCCACTTCTTAGCAATGTGGACTTTTATGATTTGCTCTACATCTTCGAAGTCAAACCACCTGACAGCATTTAGCCGCCATTTATATTGCTGTTTCTTTATCGCTAGATCAATTACTTCAGAGAAGTCTTCATATGTATAATTACTTCCCTTTCTTCTTTTCATCAATAAAGTCATTAACAGATTTAGGTTCACGCCTCCTACTCGTAGTGTTAGGAGTTGGCTCACCTATCAATGACCCTAGTGTTCTACTAGAAATATTAGATACTTCAAAATCTACTTGAAAATCAGTAATCTCAGGAACAAACTCAGCATCCGTCTCGTCAGACGAGATAACTGAAGATTTTGTTGTCTCTGTAACAGAAGTGTTCGTCGAAACAGTAGAAGCTTTAGAATTCAAAGGCTGGCCGCACTTCGTGCAGAAGTTGGGTTTTGCATTAGCGTAAGAAATTTTAGTTCCGCAACTTTGACAAAATATGTGAGCCATACTATATATTTTACTGTTTATGAATTAATTTTCAAAAAAAACAAGTTTTGATGCATCCTTTTGTTTATAAGCTGTTCGCCGCTTTCGCGTTGACGCATTTTCCTGTTTATATATTATTATTACACTTTCTTCCAATTTTCTAACTTAGAAATGATGAATTTTAAAATTTTGCTCCTAACAATATCTTTATTGGTGAATTGAAAGGTATCAATACCGTTAGCTTTAGAATCTTCGTCTGAAAATATATCGACCATGTTTTTAAAGCCTGTCTTACCATCAATATCACTTTGCATAAAGTCTCCGCAGATAATTAACTTAGTATTTTCACCAATACGAGTAATCAAAGTGGTCAACTCCTTAAATGTAAAGTTTTGCGCTTCGTCGGCAACAATGAACTTATTTTCCCAGTTCGCGCCCCTCAAAAAGTTTATAGGTATAGCATTTACACGCTCTTTCTGTTTCAAGTAGGCTGTATCGCCCTCATGTATGATTTCTTCAAGTTTATCGTATAGAGGCAACGTAAAAGGGTTGAATTTCTCAGACATATCTCCAGGAAGACTACCTA